TTTTTTTTGAAAAATATCAGTACAAACGTACTAATTTATTATATAAAGACGTCAGAACTGACGCCAATAATAACAAATTATTGTACGTCAGTTTTTATATTGCCCTGACACGGCACATAGTGGGTTGCGATAACATTATCTCCCACAGTCTGTTTTGTAGTATTCCCCCAAACATAAGAGGACCATCTTTTTTCACGCAATTGGTCAGCGTCGAAGACTACTCCAAATATCTTCTTAAATCGTTCTTGAACCTCAACGGGATGAACACAAATCTCAATAATGGCTTGCTGTAAGACCATATCGATCCACGATTCCACCTGTGAATCGGTAAAGGCCAACATCTTACCAATTGAAGACAATTCCAGTCTCCCATAAATCCGCTGTCCAAAAACGACAGGTGTTCGCTTCAAAAATTGGATATCGGTAACAACCTTGAACTCAATTAGAGCATCGTCCTTACGAGCTGGAGTAATGGGCATATTGATCCACGCAGCGAACTCCATTATACGTTCATGAGTATAAAATGCTCTAGCAACACCTTTCACCAATTTGAAGTTATCATCACCATAGTTCCTCACAGACACACTAGACAGCATATCAAACTCTCTAATTCCATTGTACACGAACATTCCATCAAGTTCAACCCCAGGGAATACTGTTGCAAAGCGACAATGATAAAATTGAAGCACTTCAATAATCATCTCACATATACAATTCAAAATATCCGTAAAAGATTGTCCACTAGCCATAATGTTTTCCATTATGAAAACGTCATTACCAAGAATGATAATGGGCTGTTGCAACGCCACCAGAATGAGTTTAATCCTGTTCATCTCAACAGGATGATCCTGGTAGAATTTGGAACACTGTACAAGTCTCCAAAGAACGTATACACCAAAAATGTACACAATCAAGCGTTTATCATACTTCTCAAAATCGGTGTCCAACCATCCACATTCTTTGAGAAATGTTTGAAAATCTGCATTTGGATACAAGGCTAAGAACATCCCATACAACATTTTGTGAAAGTCCTCACCCATTGCATTGACACCTATCTGACCAAACAAGTGTTCACGACGAGATAAAAACAAATCCCTAAAAGATGTCAAATACATCCGGCATAAAATCAAAAAGTGTGTACTACCGGCAAAGAAAATACGATCTTGCCCTAGTCGAGTCTTTTCTTGCTTAACAACTTCATCTTTAACTGTTGCCGTCGCAACGTTAAATGGCGGTATACCATGATCCATTCTTTCTATCAAATGTATGATGTCCTGTGCAAACCACCCAACAAATTGAGGATCATCAAGGGTTCCACACACAATATTATCCTTCTTAAGTTGATAAAAAGGAAATCCAAACCCACTAGTCAACGTAATAGGATTGGTCAATGACGTCCCCCTAATGCATTGCTTAATGGATAATGGACCCATCTCATGTAAACCATCTCCTAATTCTCTTAGCATGTGATCACAAACGTAGTCGGCCGCATGTTTAAACGGTGACTGATCAGCTATGCGACCACCACTTGCTATTTGCCGCGCTGTCGCCAACAGAGGAGACACCCAATGGCCATTGTCCAGGTGCGGTCTGAGAATTGGGGGTCCATAATGAAGAACATTAGGGTCAAACTCAAGGGCCTGCTGATACAATTGCGATCGAACAATTTCAGACTGTGTGGTCACTGGTGGCTTGTTGGTAGACCCACAATACACTCCCAGATTACTGAACGCATCTGGTGGTAAATGTCTTAAAGGAGAATTAGGATGGGTACATGATGACAACGACATTCCATATTCTTTGAACACACCCTGTACATACTCAACATCAATTTCCCGTGACAACATCGTCCTAACAGTCTTAATGTGAACTTCCACATCAATTGTATCAAACACCAAATGACCGCCATGCTCTTCACCTGTCATCCTAGACACCACACCTATAAACATAGGATTGATAGCAACAC